TGAAGTACAGTCAGACACGTCTGGCTTTAACCTTGACCCAGCCAAAAAGTCACTGCGCGACTTGCAAAAGGACAGCGCAGCAGCTAAGGCAGAACTTGCAAAACTACAAGCTGAGTTTCAGGCTTCTAAAAACGCCGCCGTTCAAGCTGGCACGGCTTATGACAAAGCGATTGGTAATGAGTTCAAAAAGAAGATTTCAGACGCACGTACTGAAGTCTCAAGACTGAATGCCGAAGTTGCCCAAGGCGTAGCAAAAGGCGTTGGCACAGCGGGCGTAGGTAAAGATACTGCTGCGTTTGGCGGTTTGCGCGAAAGTCTGACTAGTCTTATCAACCCGCTGGCAGCAGTTGGAGCTGCATACACTGCTCTTAACCAAGCGTTCAGAATCTCAAACCTTGCCGATTCATTGGGCGATATGTCCGATGCCACAGGAAATACTGTTGGATCATTGCGTACGCTTCAAACCTCGCTGGTTGCAGCTGGCGGCGATGTTGCTGACATGGAAAAAATTGCTTCTAGATTTTCCGTTTCAGTTGGTGAAGCCGCTGAAGGCAACGAGAAAATGATCGAGACTTTCAAGAGATTGCAAGTTCCGATCAAAGACGCCAATGGCGAAATGCGGGCTCAAGACGATATCTTGCAAGACGCAATCAAGGCACTTGCTGGAATTGAGAACCCGGCGCAAAGGGCGGCAATTGCCGTTGATTTGTTTGGCAAGTCTGCTGCAAAGTTGGACTTTACAAAACTCAGTGCCCTGCGTGATTTTGAGACTGAGGAATCAGTTAAGAACCTGAACAATTTGCGTTCTGAAATGGAAAAGCTTGGTGCATTTGTTGACACCGTTTTGATTGGCATTTTTGGGCGTCTTGCAAAATCCATTAACGATGCCTTTCCGTCAAATTCCGCTGCCAAAGTGGAGCGACTGACCAAGGCCATTGATGACATGCAGACCAAGGCTTCTAAAAATGGAGGTCTTGGCTTTGGCGACACAAAGTCACTTGAACTTTGGAAAAAGCAACTTGCTGAAGCAACCGAAGAAGCAAACCGAGCAAACGAAACGAGGCTGAGGGCTTCGGCTGGTCCCCGTGGCGGAACAGGTTCGGCTTTTACGCCGACTCCACTCAAAGACCTGCAATTTGGCACGGCTAAAAAGCCACCAGCACCGGCTGCAAAAGTCGAAGCAAAAAAAGAAGTTCAACTTCGCGCAGACCTTTCAGCAAAAGAAAGCGAAATTCAAAAGCAGTCGCTCAATGAATTTAAATTCATCAGCGAAGAATACAAACGCCTGTACGCCCAAAACCTTATCAGCATTGAAGCGTACTATGCACAGCAAGAAGCCTTAATACAGAGCCAGCGTGAAACTGACAACGCTGCTTTCTTGGAGCGTCAATCCCAATTGCAAGCTGAAAAAGCTCGTTTAGAAACTGGTGGCGCAGATCCTAAAGAGGTTCTGAAAGTTGAAGAAGCTTTGCAAAAGGCCATCACCGACAATCAAGCAAAACAACTTGGCTATGTAACTCAGTTGCGTGGCTTGGAGGACTCCAAGGTCAATGCAGCGACAAAGTTCAATGCCGAATTGGGCAAGATCAATCAGCAGTACCTTGAGATTCAGGGTTTGGGCGCAAGTGCTGAAGCTCAAGAACTGCGACGCCTTGACATTGCGCGTCAATACGAAGAACAGCTTAAACGCATTCGCGCTGAAAAAGGCGACAATAGCGCAGAAGAAGCACAGGTTCTGGCCATTCAAAGGCAACTTGCCGCAACCCAGGAACTTGCAGCGGCTCAGACGGCTTTGAAGCAATCACAAACTCAGAACACCATTGAGCAAGTTTCGCTTCAAGAACAATTGAACCGTGGGACCATCTCGCAAGTTGAGGCTCAAGTTCGGATGAATGAACTGAAGGCCATTGCCATTGAGCAAGAAATTGCTTTGCAGCAAGCGGCAACGCAAAACCTGAGCTTGTCTGTTTCGCAGCGAAACGAGGCGGCTATTAAGGTTGCAGAGTTACAAGCGGCTTTGGCAAACCTTCAGCCTCAGTTGGTTGACTTCGGCACGCAATTCAAGACTTTGTTCCAAGACAGGATCGGCGATGCCTTGGGTGATGTTCTGACGCGCACAAAGAGCTTTAAAGACGCGTTTAAGTCTCTCCTAGTTGGTATTGCACAGGACATCATTCGCTCGAATATCAACAAGGCATTGGCAGGATTGTTCAGCGCCGGTTTTGGCGGAGCAACTGGGAACTTGCCTGGCGTTGTAGCAGGCGGTCCTGCATTTGCTGAAGGCGGTTCAGTCCGAGGCCCTGGCACTTCAACATCAGACAGCATCCCGGCGCGTTTGTCGGATGGCGAGTTTGTGGTCAAGGCATCTTCAGTCCAGAAGTATGGCGTTGACTTTATGAACGCCATCAACCAAGGCATTGCCCCGGCTGTTCGCGCATTCAAGAATGGCGGTGCTGTGACTCGTTCTCCGTCGGTGCCTCAGGGTTTTGCAACTGGAGGCATGGTTTCGCCTGCGTCTTCGTCTGGCGATGTTAATATTCAAGTCATCAACAACTCAAGCCAGCCAGTTACCGCAAAGCAAGAGCAAGATCCACGCACTGGCCTTGTGTCCTTGATTCTGGAAGATTTAAACAGAGGCGGTCCAATTTCTCGTGGAATTAACGGCATCACCGGGACTGGCAGAAAGCCAGCGTACTAAATGGCAATCACTACATTCCCAGAATACGCAAGTCTTCAGTTCGAGGGTCACTCCTACGAACCTCAGCCGATTGTGCAGCGTACTCAATTTGAGGACGGTTCGGTAAGACAACACATGTACGCAAGCCGCAACTTGGTTCGTCGCCAAGTGCGCTACACGCTTTGCACTGCCGGTGACTTTAAATCATTCAGAGATTGGGTTCGTGATGACCTGTGCCGTGGCGCTCGCTGGTTCATGTGGAATGACCCGGTGAAAGAACGTGAAGGATCGACCGGCCTTGTCAGAGCCAGAATTGTCGATGGTCAAGTTAAATTTAGCCCATTTGAAGAATCACTGGGTGTATGGTTTGCTGACTTCACAATCGAGCACTGGGACACGGCTTTATGAGTCACCCTTATTCAACTGAGTACCACGAGGTCATCACATCGCTTGCGCCTTGTGAGCATCCTTTTATCTTGCTCAAAATTGAGCACGCCATTGCCAGTCCGCTTCGGTTAATCAACGACACTCAAGATTTGGTCTTTCAAGGCGAGAACTACATTGCTGTTGGCTTTAAATGCACATGGGTTGATGACGTTGAAGGCCAATTGCCCAAAGCATCGCTTCAAGTTGACAACACTACGAACCTGTTTTCTCGCTTGTTTGAACAGACGGCAGGAATGCGTGGGATGAAAGTCACAATGATGGAAATCCTTCGCAGCAATCCAGACCTGATTGAGCGTGAAATTCAGCTAGACGTGAACACAGTTTCGATGAACACACAACTGGTTCAACTTGGCCTTGGTTTTGAGGATACGCTAAACAAGACCTGCATAAATCAGACGTACAGACAACCCAAAACAGGCGGCTCAAAAGGCTATCCAGGGCTGTTCTGATGATCCACTGGTGCAGCAGATTCATCGGCATCCCCTACGCGCAAATGAACTGCGCGGAGTTGGTGGCGCATGTCTTGGAAAGCGAATTCTTGCGTCCAGACATTGGCGCGGCATTGCGTGGTTTTCCAGAGCACTCGATGGGCATGAGAGAGCGCACGCAAGCAATTAACCAAGGTTGGCGGGAACTGGCCGAGAAAGTTGACGTGCCGCAAGATGGCGATGGCGTGATTCTAAAGATTGGCTCAAAGCTGTCGCACATGGGCGTTGCCGTGGACACACCTAAGGGTCTGTATGTACTACACACAGTTGCAGAAAGAGGTTCAGTGATTGAACCCTTTGGTAAAATGATGACTTGCAAGGTCGAAGGGTTTTACCGATGGAGATGATTCGATTTACACGCCATGCCCACATGCTTGGCGGAGGCACAAACGCCAAGAACTATTTGGCCAATGGTGAGACTTGCCTTTCTTTCTTGGAAAGCATCAACGCCTTCGATCAGCCAGTGCGGGTGTTTCACAACAGCAAGCCAGTTGGCAAAAAGTATCTTGAGGAAACTACGCTTCAAAACGGCGACACGCTAAACGTAGTTGTTGTGCAACAAGCTGAAGCTGCTGTTTTATTTTTGGTTGAGGCAGGTATCAGCTCTGTTGTTGCAGGAATTATTGTCAACATTGGTATTTCGCTTGCTGTCAACTTTCTTATCTCCACGGTCTTTGGGCCATCGGACCGTGGCAATGTGGTGCAGCGCAAAGACCCTGAAGGTTATGGACTGACAGGCGGTTCAAACCAAGCCAGGCAGTTTGCGCCCGTGCCTTTGGTTATGGGTAAGCACAGAATATTTCCTGACTATTGCAGCCCTTGGGTTGTTGATTACGTCAAGGACTTTGGCTCGTCTAGGCAAGTATGCAACGCCACTCCGGTGTACGAAACAGTAAGCTTGCCGACATTTGCATTCAACCCATCACCGGCAAACAAAGCGTGGAACTTGTTTACGGTTGCAGAACAGAATCCAGGCACTGAATGGACGCCAATAGAAAACAATCCATCATGGGCTTTAGATGGTGCTGAATATGTTTACCTTTGGGGTGAAGGCAAAGGCTGTGATGTTAAGGCTTCACTGGCTTACAAATGGATAGCGCCTGCAACCGGTCAGCCTTGGACAACAGGAACAATTGAGTGGACAACGTATGCTGAATACGATGCCAGCATAAATGACTGTGTGCCTACTGGCGAGGGGACACCTCCAGATTGCCCAAGTGCTAATTGGCGTGCATACAGCCCAGGCACGACCCTAGAGATTATTGCTGGCTACGGATACACCGAGTTTGAAACAACTCAGCGCCTAACCAACATCTTTAACTACGGCTTCGGCGATCTTGTGTATACAGAGCACTACATCGGCACAACCAAAGCAGCATCATTTAAAGATGTACAAATTGACTTGCCAGTGTTTTCTAGCAATGCAACGTCTTTGTTGAACTGGCGCAGGGGCGAAGACACATCTACTGGCACGATTTACGAATACCCGGCAAACACAGAATCAGTTGATGGCGGTGAATTGCACCAAAACGACAATGTGGTTGACGAAGGATGGGTTATCCGTGAGTCAAGCCGAAAAACTTCTACTTACTTGGAAGTGGACTTTGCAGGGCGCTTGTTTAGAAACGGTGGCGGTGGCGCTGAGACTTTGACGCGCACTTATGACTGCCAGTACAGAACAGTCGGCTCTGGCGCATGGACACAATCACCGGGCTTTCCTGTTGATTTCTCCAATGGCGATACGACTATTTTCCGCAAGACCATGCGCTGGAATGTGCCGTCTGGACGCTATGAAGTCAGGGTCAAGAAAGTCAGCGAAGACGAAACAGACGCTGCAAACATTTGTGATGTAGTGTTTGAGCGATACAAGTCCTATGTTGCAGACCCGATAAGCACCTACCCTGCAATCAACCGAGTTGGCGTGCAGATTCTGGCATCAGGCCAGATCAACGGTGCTCTTGACCGCTGGAGTTCGATTGTATCGGCCAAGTGCTGGACTTTTGCGGGTGTATATACAGGAAGCAAACCAGGCGGCGCAGGGTGGACTTGGCAAGAAACCAGCAGTCCTGCATGGTGGTTGCTTTATTTCACGATGGGCGGCTTCTTAAATGAATCCAAGGCCAACGGTTACCACATCGGCTATGACGCAAACAATGGCGAACGATTATTTGGCGCAGGACTTCAAAACAACCAGATTGATTTTGATTCGATTGTTGCG